AATTTATACGGAATGTTTCCAGGGGCGAATGGAGTGCTAAAAGATGAAAATGGCAACCATACAAATTTAGACAAATTCAGACAATTAGACAGAGATGGAATCACTTTTTTTGATAAGTTGCCCCCAGTCTGGAATTCAATCGGCACCCCAACAGAAAAAGAACTTTCTTTCATTAAAGATTTACCTAATATGCCATTCAGAATTGACGGCCCTCCTGGGAGTATTCCCGGATTTGACGCCAGCAAAAAACTCCCGATCTAGTGCATCGTTTCTACAATAATCAAATGCAGATAAATGACGGCAAAAATAACATGTTTGCTGCATGGTCCGATGCTGGTGGATTAGCTATGGGTTATTACAATGGCGAAAATCTTAAAATGTGGAAAATGGCCCAAAAGTACACATTGGCTGACAATTTTTTATGGGGACATTTGGTGGATCATTCATAAACCACTTTTGGTTAATCTGCGCATGCACTCCCAAGTATCCCGATCCACCAAAATCAATGATTAGTGAACCTGCTGAAAACCAGAAAAGCTTAGCCATTTCCTCTAAATCACCCTCAAGCGCTATCTCTGGACCACCAATCTTTATTGCTGATAAATCTTTAAGTCCCGATGGATACGCTATTAACACTGTCCAACCTCCCTTTCAACCTAGCGGTATAGCACCAGAGGCAGGTGGTGATCGTTTGTTGGCGGATAAAAGTAAGCATCCCCTACCTCCTCAAGATGAGATGAATATTGGTGATGCACTAAGCACCAAATCAGTAACCTGGAGTTGGTATGCCGGAAGTTTTGTTGATGCTGTAAATAACAGAGATGTTATTTACAATGCTAAGCTTGCAAATTTTCAGCCACACCATCAGCCATTCAACTATTTCAGCAGCTTTGACCCAACTACATTGTCGGGGCAAAAAAATCGTAGGGAGCATCTAAAAGACTTTTCAGATTTTGAAAGTGATATTGAGTTAGGCAGCCTGCCTGCTGTGAGTTTTTACAAACCACAAGGCAATCTAAATCAACATCCGGGATATACGGATGTGCTTTCTGGTGATGATCATATCGCCTCAATTATCGAGAAACTAGAAAAAAGTCCACAGTGGAATCAGATGCTGATAATAGTGACCTATGATGAAAATGGAGGGTTTTGGGATCATGTCGCCCCGCCTAGAATCGATCGATGGGGCCCTGGCTCACGTGTTCCTGCAATAATCATTTCGCCATTTGCGAAGAAGGGATATGTAGATCACACACTATATGACACAACATCCATACTCAAGTTTATGACTGACCGCTTCCAACTTGAACCACTGTTAGGTGTCCGAAAAGAAGTTGGTAATTTAGAAAATGCTCTTAAGTTCCAGTGAATTGAGGTAAAGAAAACTACAATTTTCTTTACCTGTTCCATTTTTGATCAGCCAGTTAATTCCTTAAAAGCTGGCGACTCCGTGCCTTTTCTCAAACTCCTCTCTGTAATATCTAATCAGCCCAGGCTCATCTAGACGCTCACGCAGGAATGTCAGTGCTTGACTGATAGCATCGACCTGATCATCATGCTTCGCGCTCGGAAACGATGTCAGCTCATGAACAAAGTCATTCAGCCAAAACGCATCCTTTGGCAGGTAAACTTTACCAGCTTCAAAAATGCTCGCTTGAGCGAATAACCTTGTTTTCTTATCACCTTCAGGCTTAATAGGCTGAACGCGATAGATGTCCTTTTCTTTAAGATCTTGAACTAGCTGTGTGCCAGATGAAGCATCTTCAATCAGAATGTAATGCGGTTTGTATTGGTGATAGGCATCAATGGCTGCACGCCTTAAGGTTGGGAAATCCATCCGCTCACGCTTTAGGTAGATTACATAGATTCTCTGGTTCTTGATGCCCACGGTAATCCCAACCGAATAGTCAGAGAAGTTGTTCACCTTGCTTGCGGTGTCCCAGCTTTGGACAATCATTTCAAACTCATCAGGCAGTTCATGTAGGTCGTAATATCTCAGCCAATCATTTTTAATCATGCCGCCACCCATTGGGACAGGGGATTGCTGATACTGGCTATAGAATTGATATTCAGACATATTTGCTCGAATGGCAGCTAAGGTCTCAAGTGACTCTCGCTCTCCATGCAAGGGTGTGCCAGGGTGGCGTATCACCGAACGAGGTCCATAAATCGTGTTGAAGTGATGTTCTGTGTATTCTTCCGCAATTGCAGGTAGATTGACTATTTCCCAACCGCCTTTTTCCATGACGTAGCCGACTAAATCGTCAAGATGTAATCGTTGCATGATAATGATGATGGCTCCATCTTTTTTAGAGTTGAGTCTTGTGTAGGCCGTCCCATCAAACCAAGCATTGACCCCAGCTCGAATTAGATCGGATGGTGCATCATCAGGTGGCAATGGATCATCAATAATTAAAAGGTCAGCCCCTCGACCTGTAATCCCACCACCCGTCGAAACCGCCATACGACCACCGCCATTTGTAGTCAAAAAATCATGAACGGCTGATCTCGATGCTGATATATGCGTGTTTGGAAAACCTCTTGGTACCAGGGAGACACCATCACTTGCCGAGACTGCAGGGCAAGGTTGTTAGCAAGCTCATAGGCGTAGCTTGCACAGATGACTTTCTTGTTAGGGAAATGCCCCAAATACCAAGCAGGGAATGCAACGCTAGCACATACAGATTTTAGATTACGAGGTGGAAGATTGATGATCAGTCTTTTGATTTTGCCATCGGCGACCTCTTGAAGTTTCGAAGCAATCAAGTCTACATGCCAATTATGCATGTAGGGTGTCTGTGGGCTGACTTCCTGAAAGCTGCGGATGATAAAACTACTTAAATCTAAACGAAGTAGCGCCGACATTTCATAGGATTTTAGGTTTGGTAATGCGCTCATCACACTCCCTCCTGATCATGATTAATCGGTTTAATTTCGACTGTCTTGGGGTTACCCAATCGTTTAAGCATTTCTTCAAACACGACTTTGTCTTGGTCACTACTTAATGGGGCAATCCCTGCGCTGGCAATAATTGCTTCCATTCCAGGGACGAGTTGCATCAAATGACGCATAGAGGCCTTATCTCCGGTAGCTGCTTGATTAATCATTTGCTTAATGGCTGCATCAAGCTTAGTGACCTGACGTTTTTTGCCATTTTCAACAATGGTGACTTTCTCTTCTAAAGCTTCATGTAAGGCGGTCGCCCAATTCTTTTTACCTTTAGGACGTCCAGTTGGATTGCCAGATTGTCCTTTTACAAAGCGGGTTGCTTTCGGTGGCTTTTGATAACCAACCTCATAGTCGTTAGTCATTGATTGATTATTCTTAGCCATTTGCAGTCTCCTTTCTTACTGAAACTGCCTCAAGGGCTTTCAAGCGCTCTGTATAGGTTTGACCTGAAACGGCATCAATGGCGTCACGTCCGGTCATCTGCTGCCATCGCAAAATAGCGGTATCAACATAATGTGGGTCTAGCTCTATGCCATAACAAAGTCGTCCCACACGTTCAGCAGCAAGTAATGCGGTCCCGCTACCTAAGAAACAATCCAACACAATGTCACGAGGTTTGGAACAATCAAGAATGGCATCAGCAATCATTTGGATTGGCTTCACGGTGGGGTGTTTGGCTAATAAGTCACCTTCTTCGCCATGACGCATGGTTTGGATACCGCCGTATTGCCAGACGTTAGTCCGGTAGCGCCCAAAGCGACCCAATTGCACATTGTTTTGATGTTGAGCATTGCCATTACGGTAAATTAGAGCGAGTTCATGTTGAGAGCGATATAAAGAACCCATCCCAGCCTGGTTCTTCACCCAAACACACATGTTGAGCATTGCAGAATAGGAAGATTTTCCGGCTTCAATGATTTCAGATAGATGGCGCCAATCCATAAAGATGGTATGGACCGATCCTTGTTCGCTATATTTAACGAGCAAATCGAATGTATTTTTTAAGAAAGCGGTAAATTCACCTTCGCTCATTTCGCCAGAGGCCATGGCAAATTCACGATGTTTGATTTTACCTTTACCCCCTACGTGACCATCGACTTTGACGTTATAGGGCGGATCTGTAATACAGATACCAGCAAGCTTGCCCTGCATCAGGTATTCGAAAGATTTCTCTTCTTGGGAATTACCGCAATAAAGACGATGCTCACCTAATAGCCAGAGGTCACCAAGCTTAGTGACAGCATTACCTTCTTTAACGATCACTTCAGGCTCATCTTCGGCACTCTCTAATGAGTCGAAACCCTCAATGTATAAGTCGATCTCACCAACAGTGAACCCTGTCGCCTCGATATCAAAGCTAAGGTCTACCTCTGAGAGTTCTTTGAGCTGAATAGCTAGGAGGGGTTCATCCCAAGAAGACATTTCTGATAGTCGATTATCCGCAATCGAAAAAGCCTTGGTTTGATTCGCAGTCAAGTGGTGAAGATAAATCACCGGCACTTGCTTCAATTTAATTTTCTTGGCTGCCTCTAACCGTGCATGACCACAGATAATATGGCTGTTAGAGTCAACGACTAATGGAATATTAAAACCGAATGATTCAATACTCTTCGCTAGTGTCCGAATCTGCCTTGAGGAGTGGCTTCTAGCATTGGATGGATTGAGGATTAAAGTATCAACATCGAGATACTGAATATTAATTTGATTGAGGTCCATGGTTAATGTCCTAAAAAGTTACTGGACCTCTATTTAATTACACCTCTTTCTGATCTCCTATCAAACTTTTAGTCCAAAAAATTATTTCTTAGCTCTGATACTAGGATGCAAAAACTTGGGACGATCATCTTCTTTGACTCTTAGAGCAATCTCTCGACCATGCTCATCGAGTGTTTTTCTTCTGGTTTACTGGCAACTAAGATTTCTTCAGCGCCCTCTGGCATGGTCTCAGCAAGTATGCGTTTAACTGTTGCGACAGAAATTCTTGATCTCGGAAATTGGGCGAGCCATTCATCCATTGCATATCCGATCGCAAAATTATACTTTTCACCATTTTGTCGATGCCGGATAAAGGCTTCTTGAATAAACATCGCCCTAATAAGTGCTATTCCTCGCTTAACCCCATGAGTTTTTGGCCTTCCCACTTTGCCTGCCATTACATGCTCCTCATCTTTATCTCAGTTCACCATCTTACCCTTTTAAAAATCAGTTGAATTATCTTGATACTATTTAGCAATAGAGCGTTACTGGTGCTGTCACAATGATCATCAAGAACGCTTATGCAGACTTCACTTGAATCTACTCTGAATTCGCTTCATGGCATGTCTTATGCAGAATTGGTTAAATCTTGGCAGGATGCTTTTTATCATCCGCCACCAGTTCAATGTGGTAAAGCCTTAATGCAAGGTGCCCTCGCTTGGCATATTCAAACCCAAAGTTTGGGTGGATTATCTCCCGCTGAGAGCAAAGCAATTATTCAATCTAGATCCTCATTAACCCAGTCTTTTGATCTTGCTGTGGGCTCACGTCTTGTCAGAGTTTGGAAAGAGCAGACGCATCAAGTCAGTGTCGTTGAGCGTGGTTTTGAATATGAGGGTAAGCACTATGAAAGTCTAAGTGCAATTGCAAAAGCCATCACAGGCACTCCTTGGTCTGGTCCTGTATTTTTGGTCTTAAAAAGAACCGCTCTAAATGAGTAACGGAATACTGCGCTGCGCCATTTACACCCGTAAATCTACAGACGAGGGATTAGAACAAGGCTTTAATTCGCTAGATGCACAGCGTGAAGCTTGTGAAGC